ATCGTAATCGAAATCGATCTGGACGACGCATACGCCCGAGATCCACGCCCAGCCGATCCCGTTCGACGCAAGCGGCTGGGCAAGTACCACGAACTTCCCATAGTGGTCGGGCGTGGCTGGCGTGTCGCCTTCAAGACACATTTGCGATTTGAAAGCGTTTGCAGAATCGGTTGGATTCAGAATTGAATCAGAAATCCCGAGCACGTCGAATCGATCGCGGGCGTATCCGCTCGCGTTTTCCACCATGACCATCGTGCGATCAGCAAACAGCGGGCGGCCGGCCGCGTTTGGACCGACACGTCGAAGCCGCTCTACGTACTGTGCGGCGTCCGCTAGTTCGTTCCACGCGCCAGCGGAGGCGGGGCCAGATGAGACGGGATCGCCAGCCTTGAGCGGCTTTAAGTATTTCACGCGAATGGGTCCGGCAAAAGAAGACTATGGAAGTCAGCAGAGTATTTCACTTGCTCAACGTAGACGTGCTTCGGACGACCAGCGATTGCCTTTGCGGTCGCATCCTCGACGGGCTCATACTCGATCCACAGGAGATCCCAGCCGCGCTTGTCAATTCCGGTGATTTCACCGACAGTCAATCCAGATACGTTTGCCGAGGTCGTAAAGTCAAACTCGATCTGCACATACGCCTGACCGACAGGCCGTCCGCGAACCCTCCGTAGCAACAGTTCTCCGGGAGCCCAGATGCGGAACGCGGTCGAGTTCCAACGGCCGGCTGTGGCTTGCAGGACGGCCAGATACGTCGGCCCCCACATTCCCCACGGAAGATAAAGCGTCTCTGACCATGAGAGAGCGGATTCCGTCGTATCGTATCCGTCGACGGTGCCGTCCGGTTGGACATTGACGGCCCCCTTGTGATCGGTCGCCGTACCTGTCGCCGCATACCCGGCCACCGTCGCCAGACTGTTCGTGTAATGGACCGTCTGCTCGTCGATCGAAAACGACCACTCGGAAACAGACTGCACCGAATTCCAAGACGGGGGCGGGACGGTGCCATAGACGACGGTGATGTCCCACTCAGACGGCCCCACCATATCGCCAGTGATCTCGTTGCGGTAAAGACTGGCAAACTGCACCGGAGTGTTCGCTTCGGCATACAGAAGCACGTCCTCTTCATCCTCGGCGTCCGATACCTCATCGATGGCGTATTTCAGCGTAATCTTAGGTTCATCGTTTTTCGCCCATTGGGAAAATTGGAGTTGCTCTATCTTCATGATCCCATCTTCCCGCCCTGCTTGGCGATATCAATGAGTGTTTGCAGTTTGTTGTTTTGCTCTTCGCCGTCCTTTGCGATTTTCTTCGTGTTCTTCGCGGTCTCCTCATCTGGGGCGGCCGATGGTCCGGCGCCCAGCCGGAACGCATCCATCGCGGAATAGGTTCCCTCGGATCGTTTCGCACTTCCCGCGAGCGCGTCTGCATAATCGAAGTCGGCACTTGCTCTCTGTGCCGCTATGTACTTGTCGATCTCGGGTTTCCCGATGCCGGTTTCTGCCGAGTCGCGGTACATCTGCTGGCGTTCGAGTTCGAGCAGAGCAACTTGCTTTTCGTGATCCAGACGGGCTCTTGCGGCCTGATCGCCGGGCAATTGATTGCGGTATGTGTTTTCGATCTCCTGTCTCCGCGTCTGATCGGCAAGTGATTGGGTATTCTGCGCGGCTTGCGTCTGAAATGCCTCGAAATCCTTTTGCTCCTGCTCTTGTTTGTCTTTCCGCTCCTTCACGCGTTTCTCGAAGTCCTCCAACTCCTTGCCGGTCATCATCGGTTCTAGGTCAACCGGTTCTTCCGTGATCGCTCCGGCCGGCTTTTGATCGCGAATTTCTCGGAGTCTATCGAGCAGTGCCTTGGCTTCGGCTTTCGCTTTTTCAAGCTCCCTCGTCAACTCCGTAATCATGCTCTCCTTTTTGCTGCCGGTCATCATCGACTTTGCCACATCCTGAGTGGCGTCGGCAATCCGTTGCATCGTCTCCATTCTCTCATTGAGTGCTTTCCGCAAGTCTTTCGCGGATGCGGTCGCACTCACTTGTGCTCCGGACAGTTTATCAAGTGCGAAGTAATCGCGAATTGCGCTTTCTTCGGCAGAGTCGATCACGTAGCCAAGTGCTTTGTACGCGGCCACAAACGCGGCTATCGTCACAAATACCGGGTTGGCCGACAGCAGAGTCATCGAGGCGCTCAGGCCCTTGACGGCAAGTGTCGTTGCTCCAATCATTGCGGCGGCCCCATTAGCAGCCGCTCCGAACGCGATCAAAGCAACACCGGCAGCACCAACGGCAGCAACCACTGCCGTGAACGCAACGATGAGTTCCTTGTTTTCCTTTACCCATGCGTTCGTGGCTGTCGCAACATCAGTCGCTGTGGTCCCCCAGCTCGTGAGCGTCTCTGTCAGAGTCTCGCCGATTGCGATCTGAACACCCTCGACAGCCGACATAAGAATCCGAAACATACCGCCTATCCCGGAGTCCATCGTTTTGGCGGTCCTGTCGGCCACGCCCGCCGCGTTCTCGATGGCAGTCGAAAGTCCGTCAAAGTCTTGCGTTGCGAGTGTAAGCCCCGCCGATACCGCACGCTGATCAAACAATTCTTTACCGAGCGTCAACCTGGCCGCCCCGCCCATCTTCGCCATGGCGTTGCCAATCTCGACCATCACATCGCCAAGTGGACGCATATTTCCCGCCGCGTCAACGGTATTGACGCCAAGCTCTCGCAATCGTTTCTGCGTGCCTGGATCGGCCAACTGCAGCATGATCTGCCGCAGCGATGTCCCGGCCATCGTCCCCTTGATCTGCATGTTGGCGAGCACACCCAGAGCCTTCGACGTTTGCTCAAGCGATAGGCCATACTGGTAGGCCACCGGAGCAACGTATTTCATCGACTCACCGAGATCCTCGATCGTCTGGGCCGAGTTGTTGGCGGTCGCGACGAGCACGTCGGCCACGCGAGGCATTTCGGAAGCCTGCATGTTGAATGCCCGCAATGTTCCAGATGCGATGTCTGCCGCCAGGGCCAAATCTGTACCGGTGGCCCTGGCGAGATTTAAAACAGAAGGAATCGCCGCCTCAATCTCGGCCGGCCTGAAGCCCTGCCTGGCAAGATTTAATTGTCCGCTCGCAACTTGCACTGCGGTGAATGATGTTGTCGCCCCAAGCTGTTTGGCTTGAGCGTAAAGCTTTGTAAACTCTTCGCGGGTCGATTGTGATACAGCCTGCACCGCCAACATCTGATCTTCAAAGGCCGCGAAAGTCTTGGCTGACAATGCGATCGGAGCGGCGGCGGCCGCAGCCATTCCCGCGAACGATGCGCCAAGCGATCCAACACGGTTACCAAAATCCCGCAGCTTTGTCTCGGCAGTTCGCAGCCCCTTCACAAACTCGCTCGAGTCGAGACCGAGCCTCACGTATGCTCTGCCGGCGGTTATTCCTGCTGTGCCTGCCATTGCGAGCCTATGGGGTTGTCGATTGTTTCAACGTAGCTGTAAGCCCGTCAATCGCTCCAACAATGCGGCGAGCCGTTACGCGTGCAAGTGCCGAGATGGCGACGGGATTCGGAACGCCGTCCGTGAATACCGCGACACGTATGATGTCGCCATCTACGGCACATTCGCCAATATCAGCTGCGATTTCCGCAGCACACTCCGGAGTTTCGCACACGATCATAAGCCCAACCGTTTGCACGCCCTGCAACATATTCGCACCTATTTCTTCGGAAAGAATTCTCGCAATTGCTGCCGTTCCATTTCTGTGGGAGGGCGCAATCGACTGTCGTTATTTTCACCCCACGGATAGAACTGCATCGGATCGATCACGTCGCTTGCCTTCACTCCACTCGCGTTGAACAGTTGAGCCAATACCGCGAATGTACGACACCATGCCGCACGATCCGCAGCCTTCGCCATCAGCTCAAGCTCTCTCAGGGTGCGTGGCTCTGGGTCGCACCCGGCGATTGCAGCAAACTCGAGCATGACATCCCAAGTGCTCCGAGAATGAACCTCTGACTTCGCCTTGCGTCTGCGCCGTATACGTCGGGAAGCATCGCCATCTGCGCTTGGGTCGCGATCGCGTTTGTCTGCATCCCGAGACTGAGGAAAAAATCGGTCAATGCCCCGTAGACGGCAACCGATGCCATCAGAAGCACATCATCCTTGAGCAGTTCGGCAAACTCCTCATCAGTCCATCCTCGCTCGCGAATCTGCGGCATACAGATCACGTAGATCAGATCGACCTTGAATGCGATTTCCTCAGGATCATCGAACCTGGCAAGCCATGGACGATCTCCGTCACGCGGCTTGCCGAGATCGATATTGAGGTATCGCATTGCTCGGCGGACGGTGGCCCCAGTGATCTCCACGTCCCACATGTCGCCGATTGCGTCGGTAAACGTCGCCATCGTTACGCCTGCGAGTTGTAGGTTCCGCCCATTTTAAACGTGGTGTTGCTGGCCGAGTTTCCGTTTGCGATGCGGACCTGATCCACAGCGTTGCCTGTCAACGGATTGTTTCCGGTAAGCCCGTCCACGAAAAAGAACGGCTCGCCCGCCGAAAGCTCGACGCCATGAAGAGCGGTGTTGCCGGCATCCTCGAACACGATGAGCCCCCGTCGATCCATGACGGCAGCCAGGATTTCGAGATTATCGCCGTCGAAGTCCACGTCAAGATCCGTGATCACATCGACGGTAACTGCGGAGTTGTTCGCGGGGAGAACGTCGCCACCATCGGCCGCCGTGAACGGAACACTGTTGCCAGACACAGTGCCAACGGTGCCGAAATACGTAACTCCTGACGTTGGCCCGAAAATTGCGATGATGGCGCCATTGGTGATGCCATGATTCGCCCCCATTGTCAGCGTGCCGTTGCCGTCATCAGTGCGAGTTGTCAGCGTTCCCGCCGCCGCATTGGTCAACGTGACTTCCTGCGCGGGAACGCCGCCAGATGCCGGCCTATCGACAGTTGAGCTGATCGACACTCCCGGCAGGCTGAAAGTCATCGAGAGTTTTCCGGAAATGCTCATTGCTTATTGCCTTTGTTAAATGAGTTGGTTGTCGCTTTACGAGTTCGACCTGATCATTCCCGACCTGATCATTCCCATGCCGGGTCGCGATCCTCGTCGGTGAGAACCGCGGTCACCTTGTACGACATGAATTCAGCGTTGTTTTCATCACGCGAGAATTCGGTGATGTACCAATCGGCGTTCAAACCTTCGCCGCCGCTTGCTGCCGCAACGTCCAGGGCGTAGAGAGCGATCCGCGTGTCTGCCATCGCTGCGGTCTTCACGGCCGACAGGAAGGCGTCGCCCTCTTCGTCGCTGATCTCAAACGACAACGTCGCTTCCGTCACAGTCACCTTCTTCGTGACATATCTTTTTTTCCGCTTGATCCGCTCGGCGGTTCGCTTGGAAATCGCCAATGCAACCGCATCGACGTTCGCCGCTTCAGTTACGGGAGTGCTGCCGGTCGTGCCGTAGTACAGTTCTCCGTAAAGGCCGATTCTGATATCGCCTGTGGCCATAGTGTGCTCCTTGTTACTGCTGGGGTTATTTTGCCCATTCGTCTCTTATCATTGCTGGCAGCCGCGGAGCTACCTGCGCCAATGCTGGACCCATGGTGGGTCGCAGCGGATACGTACTGTGGAGTACGGTCGGGCCGTAGAGTTGCAGATTGATTTTGTTCGCCCTGCGTGCCTGTTCCTCGGTGTATAACCGACCGTAAGTCACAACCACATTCCCCTGAAGCGTTCCCGATACCTTCTTCGATCCTTTCGCGAGGTTTTTGGATCGGCCGCGTTTGTCTCTTTTCTGGGTCGACCCGATGCGAATCTCTCCAGACCCGCCGACTTTCCGTAGTCGTCGGCGTGGATTCTTTTTCGTTTCCGATCCGCCGAACTCATGTGTCTCCATGATGGAATGCACGCGCAACCCCCAGGTGCTCGACGGTCCTATCACCACCGATTCGGATGCCGCGTCAAAGCCGTAGAGGATCGACTTATAAAGGCCGTGGCTCTGCCCTCCACTTATGCCCATCCGTTGCTTGTGTCGATGGGGAGGCGAACCGGGTGCGGATGCAACTCCGAGCTTCCGTGATTTCATCGACCGCTTGGCAATCATGCGGATTGTTGCACCTGCTCGGTTGAGTGCTCGCCTTTCGGCTTTTGCCATCTGTCCGAGCAACGTCTGCCGATCAAAGAACATATCGACTGAGACGCTTTTTGTGCGGCCGAGCGAAGTGCTTTGCGATATGTTTTTGAACGATGGCATGATCTATTCCACGCACTTGATCGTTAGCCGGCGAACCGCAACAAACTGATCTTCAACCGCATATTCCCAGGCATAGGCAGACGGCATCGATGCGACTTCAGTAATCCACGCCTTCGGAGATGTCTGGATAGTTCGAGGCTTGCCGTTGTCGTCGGCCTCGAACCAATCCGCGATTTCTTCCGCCAGGTCAATCAACAGATCGGTAACGTCGTTGTCGGCAATCGCAATCTTCTGCGCGATGACCACATCGACGGTATAATCCCGATCGAGCTTTTCCCTGCCGACGCGACCGATTGTTGTGCTGCCGACTGGACGCACTCGCACGTCAAGCGTGCCTGTCTTCGCTTCATACTTCGGAACTGCTGTTCTCGTTGCCGTGAACGTCTTCGACCATGCGGTGCCGTTCAGAAGATCCTTGACTGCTTCGGCGACAGCTACCAAGCGGGAACTCATGTTTCACTCCACAGCTTGGTGTGAATTACAAACTCGGCCTTATCGCTATCAGCAGGCTCCCAGCATCGCTCGCCGCCATACGTGCCAACGTGATAGGTTGTCGTGACGCCATCGACGACGGCGACAATTGTGTCTCCTTCGTCCGGTTCAAACGACGATCCCTCGTCCACGAGATCCGAAGCAGTCACAACCCAGTCGAATAATTCAACCGACACCACCACGTCTTCGCCGCTCTGACCGGCCGTCCGCACTCCAGCCTTCCTGGCTGTTATCGAAAGCGATGTGTCGGTCGACTGCCGCACATACGACACAGACTCTCCCCATAGCACGTGCTGTGCGGTTCGCATGTGTGCCGTCAATGTGCTGGCCCTGGTCACGATTGCGACACCTCCTGCTTCGGATGCCGGAGGTTTTTAATCCATCGCTCGACCCTATCGAGAGTCGGCTGGTCGTGTGCCTGATGACGATCGACCCAGCGGTGTCCGCAGTCTTGGCAGAATTGCGGAGCGGCGGCCGTCATGTGCTCGCCGGCCAAGTGTGGCAACAGGCGCGGGAGACGCTCCTCCAAGTTCCGGGGCTGGACGAAGCCATGGTCGACTTGATGACCATGCCCGGCCCAGCTCCCAGTGTTGCGGAGCAAGCAGCGGCAATGGGGTGGGAGCGGCCGAAAAAGAGCGCCGGAAAGCGCGGCCGGGACCGCGCTACGCGGCAAGGAGATGAGGCATGAGCTGCAAGGACTTTTGGAAGGAGCAATTGGCCGGGCCCCTGGCCCCGGTGGCACGGATCGCGCCGGGGCAAGTGGACGGCGGGCTGCGGTGTGACCATGCCGGGTGTACTTGCCTGGTCAACCTGGCG